GTTCACGTCCCACTGCATATAGTGCCGGGAATACATCACATTTGCTTTATCCCCCACGGCCTCCCTTAGCGCTCCGGTCGCAACGCCTATAGTTACCGGGTACCCCAGGAATGTTTTCCGCTTTCTCCAATCCTGCGTTATAGCTGACCATTTATTTGGGTTTGACTCACTGAACTCATTTTTAACTGACTTCTTTATGTCTGGCTCCATGCCCTTCCATAGTTCAGTTGTATCGTCAATCGACCTATTCACATCACTCATCCATTGGATAGCATTTGATATGGATTTCCTACCCAACGGCGGTGTCCCGATTACAAATATCTCTCTAGCCATTAAAGTACACTCACTTCGATGTGTATGTCATATCCGGCGCTCTCAAATAGGCTTAATGCTTTCTTATAATACTCATTTGAAAGGTGTTGTTTACCCGTCGGTCCTGACATAACGGTCGTATTCTGACCATCTGTTTTATACTCCCTCATCGCAGCCCGATTTGACACGTCTTTCAGCCCCTCTGATTTTAAAAAATACGAAGCGATAAAATATTCCTCTGCTTTTACAATCAGCTTTTCGTACATGGTGCAATCGGCATATGTTTTTGCGTCTATCTCATCATAATATGCACTTTGGTCAACTGACATTGAATAATCGGCGCCGAGCCTGGGGTACATCTCAATGATTTTGACCTCTTCTTCAAATGCCTCAATTGCATCTTCAAATTCCTCAGTTGCATCATGGTTAATCGTCATATCCACGGCGGTTGCAGAAGTGGCGGTACAATTTACATTGATTGTTATAGTGGTTGTTGAAATTGCTGTAATTGTTGAATCGGTTGGAATACCGGTACCGTTAACTACATCACCTAAAGATAAACTGTCAGTATTAACACCGGTTATGATCTTCGATCCATTTGTGGTCATTCCAGTTCTCTCAATTGTGGTGTCATTATACCCATAAACTGATTTATCATTTAACAATAGTTTTATATTTGCAATTGTTCCTAGCATATTAGTCCGCCTTAAATGATATCGACCCTACATATAATATTTTATCAATCATCCTTAAATACTCAACATTATCAATCCGTCTCACTGAGTGCCTGCAATGCCTCGATAGCTGCATTGACCCGTTTTCCTTCGCCTGCTCAACTGTCCATATGCCCAATATTGAGGCTGCTTCCTCATCAAGTGCGAGAATGGCCCTGCCTTTTATACGTTTACTTAGAATTTCCTGACATACGGGATTCGGGACCGTTTTTAATTTCCTATTATCCCGCAAATAAAACTCAACCACTCGCTCGCCTGATTGTGTCGCGTCAATCTGTGCCGCTGTAGTGTCAAGATTAAGCAGTGTCCGCCGCACACTAAAATCTGTGTAATCATCCAGTGTATACGCTCTGAATTTTAGGTCCCCCTGCTTATCGGTCCAGCCCTTTGATTTTAACACGCGCCCAGACTCGAGTGCTTTTTCAAGGTCCGGATATTTTTTCAGCATGTTCTGCTTGAATAGCTTCTTTTCATCCGCGATCACCGAGTCTAGCACGTCCATTTTTTTAAGCCGGTCAACGTGCAGGTTCCTTTGTATCATCTCCCTTTGGAGCGTCCGCACATATTTTAAAACGGTTTCCTCTGTCATCTTCATTGTTGATTGTGTCAATTCTGAAAACTGTTGAAAAACTTCTGACCTTAACGCCTTAACGAGATCCTTAGACTTTATATCATAACGGTCCATAAAGGACCCAAACACCATCTCCGCAACCTCGTTATAATTATTAGTAATCGCTTTGACGTACGCTTTACTGGTCGCCTGGAAACCTATTATATTTTTTGACGCTTGCATAGAGGTTAGCTCACCTGTCAAACTGTCAAGTAAGACGCTACTAATCGCTTTCTGAAATTTACCGTTTAGGGGGGTTATGTACGTAGTCATAAAATGCTCAATAACCTTTTCCTCTTTCCCCTCTGTGTTCCCGCGTAGGATTTTTTTGTACATCGTCAAATCCGCGTCGGAAACCTTCGCGCCTTTAAATAGTTTATCAGATAGAATCATTATCTTCCTTTTCTATAACTGGCTCTAAATGTTGGAAGCCGGGAATAATTTGGTAAACCTCAATAAATGGCCGGTTTTTTAAATAGTCGAGAACCGCATTTGCAAACTCTTTGTCTATGTAAAAGCGTTTCACTTTATTGATGTCAATTTCCATTATTCCCGTCCCCTCAATTTAATTTTTTACGCTGCTGCGTAACACTGAATATAATGTACCGCGCCATTTATTTTCACTGCTAAACTGTACGTCTTAGTCCCGCCAGTCATATCGCCGCTTGTTACCGGGGCATTTGTGTTCTCAAAATTCATAAGGCTATCGCACCCCTGGCCAGCATAAATCGTCCATATACCGTCAAGATTTATAGCCCCACCATTATGCGATAATCTGTGTAGAAAGTGACTCGCACTTGCTTTTGCAGTCTCATGTGTATCGGTCCATAATGACCACGACCGGCCCGAACTGCCGACAGTCCTGTCAACACAAGAATAGACACCGCATACAATATTTGACGCGCCTGTCTGCGCTTTCGCGTTTGGTTGCGCGTACCCTTGAACCGCATAGAGGTTCGCATATTCATCGACGTTTGCACTTGCGGAGAAGTTACCGCATACAACCCCACCGGCGGGATTCGCACCGTCTGATCGGGCCCGCATCCTTAATGTTGCGTAGTCACCACTTGTGGCGGAGCTTGCTGCAAGTATTTTAGCCGCACACGCACCCGCAACAGGATGAACTAACCAGGTTGATCCGGTAGTAATCATCGTGCCGGTAGTCTCGGCATTTATTGTTAATCCAGAAAAGTTAAATACCTTAGCAACCCCACCTTTGAACGCGAGTTTGTCATCTGATATCTCTATAGTCACATCATCAACCTTAACCGCCCCAGAAGTTTCGTCAACTCCGTCAAGGGCCGATATGTCCGAGTCTTTACGTTTATATTCTCCCATTGTACTTATCCTTTAAATTAAAATATCAGAGGGGTGCAACACCCCTCCGATTTGTCGGGCACTTACAGAGTTACAATCCTGCATAGTCTGTTAGCGTTGACCAACGTTACGCCAAAAAGGACGTCAGCAACAACCATGAGGCCCAATTTTCCATCATGATACAATGACATCCTGACCGGAACGCCATTTGCATTGATGACAGAAGAAGACACGCCAGACCCAGCGGGAAGAGGAGCATATGCCCTGAAAGCTGCGGCAATTGCGTTCCGTCTCATAGCAAGAAGGGATCGGGTGGGGGTTATCGTAATTGCAGAGTCGTCATCAGCGGGGCTTGTTCCATCGAGTGCAGGGCTGAAAGTAATACTTACAGTATCATCCGATGAGGTAGTTGTAGCTGTGATCGTATGTTTCTGTGCTGATTCTTCCCCGGCAAAAGTAATGATATCGCCTACACGAATAGGAGCGGCATCATCATTAAGGGTATCAACAGCAACCGTGGTCTCACCAGCAGCATAAGCAGCGCCTTTGTTGTTGATAAGGCCAGCAACGTCGGCGGGGGTATAAGTGGCGATAATCGGATTTTCGTAGAAATCAAAACCCAATTTACGGGTGAGTCTTCCGTCATTCATAACGCCGGTATCCCCGGTAACGTCAGCATGTTGGAAGGCATCACATTTTTTCAATTTAGCCATATCAGTAGGACTTGCAACGATTACACGACCGTCGAGGGCTACATTATTACCAGACAATGAAGCTCCTGCATCGATAATGTCGTCCTCATCAAGACCGCTTACAGCCCCAACATAATTAAACAGGGTAGAACCGAGAGCCGATTTGTAAATTTCAGCATTGACCGCTTGAAGTATACTCTGTGCCATCGGAACGCCGTATGTTTTTATGAGGTCGTAGGCACTCATCGTTAATTCTTTTGCGCTTAACTGAATTGCGGACTGTTTTGATTTGTTCAGTATAACCTGTTTTACCGTCTGTGTGATTGCAGTACCGGAAATCGACCCGCCTTCAGTCCAGTCGGCAGCTTCCCCGAGATCAGTCTGAACAGGGATATTAATCGTGTCGCCCATTTTAGCAATCAGGCCCTCTTGATCTCTCGATACCAGATTTTGCAAATTATAATTTGCAACGTCAAGTTCATCAAATGCTCCAGCCCAGAATTCCGGCCTGAGTACATCCATTGAAGTATTATTTGAAGCCATTATTATTTTCCTCTCTTAGTTTTTATATTAGTCAACCAACTTTGGTTGTTTTCCAGCTTTCATAGCTGCCATATATTCCCGTCTTACCGCGGGGTCATTGGCAACGTCTTCGCTTTTAAAATTCCATGATTTAGTCCCATTATTATTTATCGTCTGCTGAACTGTTGAAGCCCCGGGATTGAGTGTGTTTCGTAATAGAGATTTACTTTTATCAGATTTCAGAAAATCAGTAAAGACCGCCTCTAAATCACTCTCACCACACATAACAGCGTCACCTTTTAATTCAGGACGGAACATATTTTCAATTATAATCGGTATGTATTCAGGTGCGTTCAAGCGGTCCGCATATTTATTAACAATGCGTGCAATCTCACTCTTTACCCTATACCCTGCGTACATATTATAATTTTTTTCGGCCTGCATTTGAGCGTTGACAAGTGCCTTTTCCTTCTCCACCCTGTCCAATTCTGCACGCTCCTTGTCACTCATTGACGACCGCTTTACCTCATTAAGCTGTTTTGCGGTCTCCTCAAACTGTGCCTTTATATCCGCCATTTCTTTTTCGTACTTCGCTTGAAGAGCTTTTTTCTCCCCTATCGCTTTCGCGTTAAAATCATTATAAAGTGTCTCAGGGATTTCAAACTCTTGCCCGCTCATACCCTTGAAATTTACAAACTTCGCCTCTTTCTCATCTGGCTTCGGCTTTTCTTGCTGCTGTGTCTGTCCTTCATTCAATTCATTCATTTAAATAACCTCTTTTAAGTCGTTTTGACTTTATTATTCACGGGTTTAAGTCCCGCCGACTTTATATTAGATTCATCGGATTTAATTCCCGGCTCAATCTCATTGGTATTAGTTTGGTCGTCTATCTCAGATAAAATTTGATCCATTGTCTGTTCATCAATATCTTGAAACGACTTCTGGACAATTTCTTTAGTGGCTATTGACTTTAATGTTTTAGAATCAATTGTAAGAATATTAAATAACCTGGTAATCGCCTCGCTGATATCTTCTTCTTGAAAATTCACATTGTACTTGATTTCATAGTTGTAGTCCTTGCGCTCCCATAGACAAAACAATCTGAATAAATCGTTTTCAAACTTCTGTAATGATTTAACACCTTGAATAAGAAGTACCTCAAGCTTTTTCAGCTCTACAATCTTGGCTTTTCCACTCACCGCGTAATTTTGATCTTGTGATAATCCAACCAGATTTAATATCTCTTTTAAAAGCATGTCAATGGTAGTTAAATAGGATTGTATGTCTGTGTTATTAGCCTCGAGAAAATAAGGTTTGTTTGTAAAATTGCCGGGAAAGGGTATAACTACAAGTTTGGAAACCTTTCCAGCAGATTTTAATGAATCAGGTATTTTCCCATCTTCGCAAGGGTACATCAAAGGCTTAATCGCATTTTTAGCAAGTAGACAATCAAGTAATGATAGATAGTTATATATCTTTTGATCCAACAGTGCTATGTTTTCAGCAAAGGACTCTTCAAATATCTCATCGGATAAGTCCCTAAATGAAAGGAATAAAACAGGTACTTCACCAAGTCCGTGTACTATTTTTTCCTCATGATCAAATACAATCTTCTTTTCACCATTACCTTTTTTAACTTCTTTGTAATAAAATTTATTACATTCTGTTTTAGTCCATACTGATCTAACAATTACTTCTTCATTAACTTTAAAAGGATCATCAGCGATCTGATAATTATCTATAAATATAATCCAATTCAATAAACCTTTAGAATCCATTGAATAGTCTGTTATTTGCCAGGGCATATAACGCTTCACATATGGATTCAAACCGAGTGATTGACGATCGTCAATAGTGCGGACCTCTTCCGGGTCAAATGCCGGGCTGTCAACCAGGACCGCAACCGTAAATAATGTTGATAAACAGGCCGTCTTTTGAATGAACGCGTCCAGGGACTGAGTGGGATTAACGGTATCAATAACATATTGCAGTTCGGGCGCGTAAGTTCTTTGCGGTTTCACCTGATAAAGAAAGCCCACAATTGTATCAATCAATGTTTTAGTATGTGATATAAATGTTGATTGTTCCGACCTCTTAGCATAATCATCATTTGATTCAAGTGTGTGAAAATGTAAATAGCCATTTTGTGCGTATTTAACCCCCCCATTATATGAATCATATATTAATGTATGAATTTTTTTACGCTCTTTTAATGTTGGATGTTCTCTTTCAAGGATTATTTCGTATATAGTTTTATCTGGCATTCTATTCACTCTAATTAAAAATTAAAAACCGGTCGTGTTTCTTCCTGCTGTTTCAAGGCCTCTGCGAAAGGATTATATCCCCCCACTGTAAATGTGTGCTGTTCCTGCATGATTTCTGTAAACTGAAAACTATATCGGTCTTCCATCGCATATCTTAAAGCATCTATACAATGGTTATTTTTATCTACTATTATTGGAAGCACCTTGTTTGTAAGTTTATCAATTTTATAGCTGTAGTTTGCAAATTCATATGCAGTGTTGTTGCATCTTGGGTGTATATAAATCTTTCTGAACTTCTTTAAATAGTCATTACCCGCTGTAATACTTTGAGGACCTTTCTTTGCCCCTACGACCGGGTATCCTAAATTTAGCATATAAGAAATAAGTTCAGGCCTTGCACTATCGGCCCTGTTTACGTACTCTTTACAGTTTGGTATTTGGTCAAAAAATTGAGGTAGTTCTGGTATTTCCACGCCTACACTATAAGCTTCCTGATCAATATATAAACAATCATCTATTATAAAGCTTCTCAATAAGACTGCAGGATCGTTAGCATACCCCCAGTCAACACCAAATTTAAATTCAACTTTCTCAGGTGTTTCAAAGTCTTTAACTTCAAAGTGTCCTTTAAATATACACGCTTCTGATATTTTTAAAACGTTTCCTTCCCATATATGCAAATACTTGTCGTAGTCTGTTTGTTTACAGTATGACATTAAACTCTTTAGCTCATTTGAAAGGAAAGGGTTATCGTAATAATTGACTTTTATAACTGTTGCCTCTGGATGATTATTTAATATGAAATTCTGATAAACGGGGGCATCCTCTTCTTTAGGATTTAAAGATATATAGATTTGAGAGCCCTCCATTCGAATAGTGGGGTCAATCACGTCAAGCGACTCACTTGATATGGATTGCCCTTCTTCTATCCAACAGTATTTTGCACCCTCTAAACTTTTGATGTTATCAACATTATGATGAATCCCTTTGAAGATAAACCGGCTGCCATTTTTACACCGGATTTCATCCTGGACAATGTCAAAATATTTATTGAATTGAAGTCGGTTGATCGTATCTGACAGCAGCCTATGAACTGAATCCTTGATTGTATTTTGAATCTCGCGTGCGCATAAAATTAAAGCTTGAGATTGCAGCGATTTTAAAATTAAAGTCTGGGCTATTGACCAGGACTTTGAAGACCCCCGGCCCCCATATAAAACAACATACCTGCTAGAAATATCCGGCAGGCTGACAAGTTTATCTGGGTATTGAATTTTAATCTTGTTTGCCTGTTCCCGCATTCTCGATTATCACCTTTATATTTGCAAAGAGGGACTCCCCGTCTTTTCCGGTTATCTCCGTCTTTGTAACTTTCCGTTTAAGCATATCATTGATTTCTTTCTGGTAGTCTAAAAATGTTCTGTCTGTGGCTGCAAGGTCCCGCCGGGCATACATTAAATCAAGGTCCTCAACAAGCCTGTCATTGTGTTCAGCTAAATAAAAATTCGCCCTCTCCTCGTAGACCTGAGCAAGAAATCTATCAACAAGCCGGATCGAGATACTATATTTTTTTGACAGCGCTTGCACAATAGAAGCCCGCGATTCCCTGGATAGGAGCATATTTCTGATATCATGTTTAATTTCTTCTTTATTGTACTTCGTGTTACGCTGCATAAATACTTTGGCGCCCTCGATATATTATCTCCAAAACTTTCAAAAAAGCAAGTAAAAAACCCTATATTATAGAAAAAAGTTTCATTTTATTGCATACCTCGATACTAGATATAACGACCACGTAAGATGAAATAAACCACGTAAGATCAAAAAATGACGTAAGTGCTGAACCATTCAGGAGTTAGCCCGAAAATCGCGTAAGATAACTTTTTTTTCCAGAACTTACGAACGCAATACGCCGACATAGTACACACAAAGGTGCAGTCTGTCCCCTTTCTCCCTTAAATAAATCCTTAAAATCTCCAGGATTAAAATGTATCTTACGTCGTTACTGTACATGATTTGTGCAAGCTGCGTTCGTAAGTTCTGGAAAAAAGATTTATCTTACGTATGTTTTCTTTAGTTTCCTTTCGCGTCACGCCCTGGCGTGGTCCGCGCGATTCTAGCCAAAAAAACGTTCTTACGTGGTTTCCATTTTATCTTACGTGCGGCCCCAACCACGTGAATGAGTGAACATTTTTTATTATGCAACTATAAAAAATGCTTGACAGAATAGATTCATTGTGGTACTCTTAACCATATTTTAATTAAGAGGGGTTCTAATTATGCCAATATCTCGTAAAAATTCATGTAGAAAACTGTACACAATCAAAGGAATTAAAGAGGATATTCAGGACCCCACCGTGGCGCTCGACGAAGTTAAACTCACTAAGTGGCAAATTAAAGTACAGGCGGGGCAGGTGCGGCGGGCGGAGCGTGAACAACGAATACTAATTAAAGAAGAAAAGGCAGAGCAGGCGGAGCAACTTCGTCAGAAAATAGAAAAAAAGCTAGTTGCTGAAAAATTAAAGGCTCTTCAAGAAAAAGGTATACCTCGTTTTGTTGCTGGAGTGGCTCAAAATGTGGACGGTGGACCCGTCGAGCCCTGGGATTTAAATGAACCTGTTGTATTTGATCAAGCGGTATATGACGGCCTTTCTAAACATGGCAAAAAGAATTATCTTAAGTGCTGTCAGATAGCCCGTGGCGAGATTGTACCACGTCAAAAGCTGACAGCCAGTGATATAGCTGATAAGCTGTCCGCAAAGTCCGTTTATATAGAAAAATGCCCCCGGTGTGGGTATGAGAATACTTTTCCAAAGAATCCCGCGCCGGATCAGGTATTAAGATGTTCAAATTGTGGGCTTTCTTCTATTAAATGAGTTCACAAAATGAATAAACTGGGGGGTTACCTCCATTAGGTATAAAAATATTGTACTTCGTGGAGCACATTGAAGGCCATAATTTTTTTTTAGTTTTTAGCAAAAAATGCTTGACGATTCTTAATTTCATGAGTACATTATAAATGTAAGATGAGATTAAGGAGGAACATGATGGAAAACAAAATAGTAGCTAATCACCTAGAAATGCTTTTGATCATGAATGATGACCATTATAAATTATGGACTTCATATGCAGCATATTTAAAAATAAGGGCGGCAGCAAAATGACCTGGATAGTTGTAAATGAAGATGGAAAGCAGAAGTTGAAGCACGAAGATGATATCAAGATCGATCAGATTATTGATGAATGGGTTAAAGATACTCTGAGCGATCCAGAAGGAAGCTTCGAATTTAATAATCCTTTTGTTGGTAGTGGTTACTATGAAGATGAAGACCTGTAAATCATGCGGCATTGAAAAGCCAGTAAGTCAATATTCACGATGCAGGTCTATGAAATCGGGCAGGCTTAACAAGTGTAAAGCATGCTATAGTAATTATTTTAAGGATTATTATGTAGAGCATAGAGCAGGGATTCGATCCCGTGAGAATAAAGGGTTGACGCGTGATTGCAAACGGTTCGAGAATATCAAAAAGGCACATGCGAAAAATGCAACCTTGACGGCAAAGTGTAAGAAGTGCTCAAATGTTCTTTTAAAATCAAATATGATTACTCTCATTGATGGTATGTCGATTAAAACGAAAAAGTACATATGCCAGGAGTGTTTTTCAAAGTATAATCTGTGTTCTGGCCGGGTAGAAAATTATTAAGGAGGATAAAAGATGGACGCAAAAGAATTAAAAGTAATATTAGGGAGGCACAGCGAATGGGTTAAAAATCATGCTACTGGTACGAGGGTCAACTTGCGGGGGGCCAACTTGCGGGGGGCCGATT